GTAGCCATTGGGAAAGGCATCTGCCTTTGACGCAGATAATGTGAGTTCGAGTCTCACCACCCCTTTAACTTAATAGGAGAAAAATTATGGAAACATTTGTACTAGTATGTAGTATATTATTTGCAATCAAGTCTACTGTTATTTTGCAATCAAGTTTTAAACAAATTAAAATTACTAGAAATCAGAGAATATTTCAATTTGTTATTGCTACTGGTATAGCAACTTGGGGATTTTTAACATATTTTTAAATTTATTACTAATACTATGATAAAAAAAACTTTTAATGCTAGAATAAGGAATAGGAAAAGAAGAAAAACATGTTTTATGAAATTTGGTGGTAGAGAAGTAATATCTAATGTGTGTGCAAAAATTGCACATACTAGAATACAAGCAAAGAAACTTGCTAGTAATATAGGTAAAAGACATTACAAGTGTAATATTTGTAGACATTATCATTTAACTAGTCAAAAGGATTTTAAATCAAAATGAAAAATATTAAAATATCTCAAGGTTTGGCTAGTATTGCAGTTTGTGGTTTAGGTGCATATTGTATGTATTTAACCAACGGTAATACTGGTGTTGGTTGGTCTATTTTAGGTTTAATATTTATATGGGAAGGTTATTAGTTTATGAACAATGATTTTGAAAACTTACAAAAATTTGTTGATGATATGAAGTCAACACCATCTTCAAATAAAAAGAAGGAAATATTAAAGAAGTATATATGTAATGAATTCATAATGAAAGTATTACTTTACACAAATGATGAAGATAAAACTTATGGTATAACAAGTGATAAAGTAAAAAAGTTTGATAAAAGTCCAGTTGGTGTATCTACAGGTAGTTTGTTTATTCTACTAGACGATCTTTGTAGTAGAAAATTGACAGGTCATGATGCTCTAAGATCAGTAAAAACTTTCATATTTAATAATCAGACACATAGAGATCTAATATATAATATTATAGATAAGGATCTTGAGACTAGAGCTAATGCATCTATTATTAATAAAGTAGTTCCAGGATTTATACCAGAGTTCAAAGTAGCACTTGCAAATAAATATGAAGAGAAGTTAGTAGACTATAAAGATGAGTGGTATGGTAGTAGAAAGTTAGATGGTGTAAGATGTATTTGTAAGATAGATGAATATGGTGAGATTAAGTTTCTATCAAGGACAGGGAAATTATTCACTACTTTAAGTGTATTGAAACTAAATCTTTATCAATTAGGTCTTAAAAATATTGTATTTGATGGTGAGGTATGTATAGTAGATAAGGATAATAAAGAAGATTTCCAAGGTGTTATGAAGGAAATAAAGAAGAAGAATCATAATATAAGAAATCCTAAGTTCTTTATATTCGATGCTTTAACTACAGAAGAATTTAATAGTAAATCATCTAGTGTTATATTTTCAGAAAGATTGAAAAGAATACCAATTTGTAATACCACAGAGAAACTTTCACAAACTATAGTTAGTAGTAAAGAAGAGTTAAAAGAATTAGAGGTAGAAGCAAAAGAAAAAGGTTATGAAGGTGTTATGCTTAGAAAGAATGTAGGTTATAAAGGTAAAAGATCTAATGACTTACTTAAAGTAAAATCATTTATTGATGCAGAGTATGAGGTTAAAGGTGTTATTAATGATGAAATTAGATTCTTTGAGAATGGTAAAGATGTAGGAAGAATGACATTATCTGCTGTAGAGATTAGTCATAAAGGAAATACAGTTAAAGTAGGTAGTGGGTTTACTAAAGAACAAAGAGAGTGTTATTATAAGAATCCTAATGAAATTATTGGTAAGGTAATAAAAGTTAGATATTTTGAAGAAACAGTTAATGAGAAAGGTGGAATATCTCTAAGATTCCCAGTATTTGTACATAATTATGGAAATAAAAGAACAGAATAACTATTACGTTTATGTTTATTGTGATGGTAGATCTTTATTTAATAATTCTAAATATAAAGAGTTAGTATTTTTACCGTTTTATGTTGGTAAAGGTAAAAATACTAGATATAAAGATACAATTATTAAAGTTTTAAGAAATAAACCAATACATAATAAATATTTAAAAAGAAAATAAGTGAATCATTAAAATTAAACTATAATAAAAAGAAAGGATAGTATGAATATTAACTGGTATGCTTTTACAAAAATAGTAATTATATCATTAGTAATTAATTCTATATGGGCAATTTGTATTACTTATATGCCCATTTCTTATGAAACAAAGTCTATATTTGCATTTGGTGGTATAATTGTTATTTGTTGTATAGTTTTTATATTATGTGTTGGAAAATTTAACCTATATAAATAATATTTTGAAGAAACAACTAATTCTAAAGATGGTTCTATATCTTTAAGATTTCCTACATTTAAATGTATACACGGTAAAGAAAGGAGTTTATAATGTTTGGTAAAAAGAAAGTAAAGAATATAAATAGAAAAGCAGTTTTAACTATTTACTTTAAAGATGGTACTACACCTATACAACTAATACAAGGTGATTATAAAGGTAAATCAAAAATAGGAAATTGTAAAAAATTCTATAAATGGTGGTATTCTAAAGAATCTGAATTGTATATGATACCATATGATTCAGGTGTTTTTAATATTATTAGAAGTAATATATCTCTTATTGAATCAAAAATTATGGAGGATTAATGGAACAACCATATTTAGAAAAGATAGTAACTACCATAGAAAAACTCTATAATATTAAATATGGTGACGATAGAGTATGTGAATGTGGTCATGTTTATTATAGACATTTTGATAGTTATGATGATAACTTTCCATGTGGATGTAAATATTGTTTTTGTTATATATTTATAGAAAAAGTTTAGGAGAATATTGTGAAAAAGAAACAAATTTTAGAAGATGTTATTTGTAATTTTGATATAATTGAATATTTTATGACCGGTCAAAAACAAAATTTATCAGAATTTTTCATATGTGAAGGTGTATTACAATATGATAGTTATAATAATTTTGATATAGCAATAAAATCAGGTAAGTTTATAGTTATTAATGGTGATGAATATGATGGTTATGAATCAGGATATGATATTAATGAAACTATTGAAGAATTACAAAATTGTAGTAAAGATGTAATAACCACAAGCTTTACTTGTTTAAAAAATGCAGGTGTAGTAGTATCTGACATGCAAGTAATTGATATTACCCAAGATAGATCTAATTACACAACACCAAAAAAGAAGAATTTTAAAAATTTTGAAAAGACAGTTCCTCAAGGTGCCACATATAAAGAGCGCAGAAACTTTATTAAAAAAACAGGAAAGCCTAGTGGTGCAATTTATGAAAAATCATATCATATTGCAGGAAGTATGTTAATTAAGTATAAAAATTCTAGTTATATATGTGGTATGGATGATGACAGTTATTTTATATCTAAGTTAAAGACCAATCCTAAAAGTGTTGATGCTGCATTCAAATCTCTTAAACCTAGAAGAGTTTTAAAGTATGAAAAGGATAGTGGTAAATTTGCACAAAGACAAGGTGAATGGTTCTTTATACCTAGTGATATTAAATTAGATCCAGATTCATTTTCTTTACATTTTGATTTACCCAAAGAAAAAGGTGGTAACAGTCACACAGTAAATAAATATATCTTGTATAAAGGTAAACACTATTGTGAATCTTATGTTTCACATAAGGAACATGGAACATTAACACTAAATAGTGTATGTGAAGCTATACAGAATACAGCTTTAGCCAGTTGGTCAGTGGTTGGTGTAGATTAATTTTTAATGAGATATTATTATGTTACATAAACTTATTCAATTTATGGAAAGTTTATCAAGTTTTGAACAGTCAGTAGTTTTTTAATAGTTGTTTTTATATTTATAATAATATTATAAAGGAGTTGTATTATGTTGTATAGATTTGTTAATCTTTTTTATGGTAGGTCAAGTGGTGAGTGGTTAGTTATTTTTTCAATAGTTGTTGTAGGAACTGTGGTTGCTTTTAATTGTTAATTTTTTTTTAATTTTATGGAGGATATTATGAACAAAGAACTTAAATCAGTAATAATTACCTTGTCTATAATTTTAGCTTTTATTATTGGTATTGTATCAGTATCTATGTATGTATTTCCAAAATATAGGATATACAAGCAGGACTTGAGAGGTCAAGCTGAGTTGAGAGAAAAGGAATGGACAAAGAAAGTTCTTGTAGAAGAAGCAAAAGCTGAACGAGATAGTGCATCTTTATATGCTGAAGCTAGTATTGTGAAAGCTACAGGTTGGGCTAATGCAGAAGTTGAAAGAGCAAAAGGTGTTGCAGAAGCCAATGAGATTATAGGTGAAAGCTTGAAAGAAAACGAAGAGTATTTAAAGTACCTATGGGTTAAAGGCCTACAAGATGGAAGTAGTGAGGTTATTTATATTCCTACAGAAGCTAATATGCCTATTTTAGAAGCTGGAAAGAGGTAACTTATTTTTATAATTGGATGCTGTTGGTATAATGCTAACAGCATCCATTCTTACAGGAGAATATAATATTTTTGTTCTAAAATCTGTATGAAAAGATTTAATGATTTAATGATTCTGAGTATACTGTAATAAAATAAGTGTGTACCTTTCCTAAATTAAATGATGACTTTTTAAAAAACTTATTTTAAAATTTAATTTTTTATGTTATAATATTTTTATTTTAAAAACTAAATTTTGATGTGATTTTTTTAGCTTCCATTCACTACGTTCATTCAAAAAAGCTAAAAAAATAAGAAACAAGTTTCTTAAAAGATTAATTATAACAAGTATCTTAAAATGTGTCAAGCATATTTTAGATAACACCTCATTTTACAGGACTTATGACAACTATATTTCACTTGACATACAGATTGAATTATGTCAACAACATTCTTAGTTTTGCAGGAGATGAAAAATGAATAAATATAAGGTAAATATTAGAAAAATAGGTGATAAAAAATGGGAAGAATTTACAGGTTCTTTCAGTGAGAAAAAAGGTTATACTATAGAAAAGGTTAAAGATCATATGGTTGAATTTTTCTCATCACCACAGTATAGTTGTTATGAATTTAGTATATTTCAGAAGAGGTTAGGAATAAAAACAATTAAATATGATTACTTGTATGTGTTAGATCTACCTACGATTACACCTTTTAGTAACTTAAATTGAGTGTGTATAAATGTGCGTGTTGTGGATCTATACATGATCCTAATATACATGATCCTAATATACATGATCCTAATATACATGATCCAGATCTTCTTCCACAATATTGTAATATTTGTTTTTATTCTATACCTAAACATATACCTTTAGAACAACATGAAAAATATTTAATATCTTTAAAAAAGGAAAATTATGATTGATAAATGTAAAGGTTGTGGTGAAAATCATATTATAAAAACTGGTATGTGGTTAGCTTTGTATTGTAATAAATGTTTTAATTTAATACCTATAGACCACATTCCACCAGAACAACATGAGAAATACATATTAAGCAAATTAAAAGCTAGGAGGATAAATGGCTATAAAGGGTAAATTTTTAACTAAAAGAATAAGAAAAACATACTGTAAATATGAAAATTGTGGTAGAGAGCTACTTACCAGATCATCCAATAAACAATATTGTCGTAAACATAGAGAAATCATATGTAAGGAAACCAGAAAACTAGCAAGTGAAAGCAGAAAAAGTTCATATATTCGTACTGAAAAATCTATATCTCCTAGAGATATAGTTAGAGAAAAAAGAAATTGTTTGAAGTGTGGTGAGAAATTTAGTAGCTTATCCACACATAATAGGGTATGCTATGATTGTTCTGTAGTAAATGAAAGATGTAAAGAAGGACATAGTATACATTTTGGTGATTTTGGTGTAGACTTTAGAGAATGTGAAGAAATAACACAAATATCTTTAAACTGTAGTGATTGGATTCCTTATATAAAATGAGAATATTAAAATGTAAATGTTGTGGAGAAGAAAAACAAGTCTATGAATATACTGAACAAATAGTAGGTTATTGTGTAGATTGTGTTAATAGTGTACCTAGTCATATAAATGTTTATCAATTAAGAAAGTATTTATTATTTTTAAGTGAGAAAAATGAAAACTAAAACTTGTACAGTATGTGGACTTAATTATGAGTACGATTCTTGGGAGTTTAATATAGAATCAGAGAAATTATGTTGGGGTTGTGTTAGTACAATACCTCTACATATACCAGATGTTCAAGTAAAAAAATACTTATTAATGAAAAAGGAGAGATATGAGAAAGTGTGATAAATGTCACTTAGGAAAAAATAGTAGAAATAAAAGAATGAATCATTGGATTATGGGTGAAGGTAATACTGATAATAAGATAATGTTTGTTGGTGATGTTATTGGTCAACAAGATGCTGTATATGGGTCACCCATATCTGGTGTAATAGGTATGTTATTGTCAGAGTGTGTAGAGAAGGCAGGTTATAAATTAAATGATGTATATAGGACTACACTTTTAAAGTGTATGCAATTATCTAAGGGTAATCCTAAACCACCTGAAGTATTGGCATGTAAGGATTATTTAGAAGATGAAATATTTGAAATTAAACCTAAAGTTATTGTCCCTTTAGGTGCAGTAGCTACAAAATATTTCTTAGGTAATAAGAAAATATCTGATGTGAGGGGGTATGTGTTTGATGATATTAGGGAAGGTATAAGAATAATGCCTACATATCATCCTAGTTCTTTGATTAAGAGACCAGCTAATTTGTTTGAGTTTCAATCAGATATATATAAGGCGTTTCGTGTACTAGAAGGTAAATATAAACCTATACCAAGAAAATACATATATACAGAAGATTTTCAAAAGGTGTATAATTTGGTAAGTAAATGTAATTCATATGCTTTTGATATAGAAACTACTGGTCTGAATACATATAATGATAATATAGTAACTTGTAGTTTCTCTTTTGCTGAAGGTTCATCTATATGTATACCTTTTAATCAAGAATGGTATAAGAAGATATTTGCATTAAATATAAGATCTGTATCACATACCAAGTTTGATGTTTTGTTTCTTAAAAATAGGTATGGTATAGAAGTACAGAATTGGTATTTTGATACTTATGCTGCAATAGGTATATTAAACGACAATGTAAGTCATGGTTTAAAGACGCTTGCATCAGTATATACAGATGTACCTTATTATAATTTAGAAAGTAAATTAGCTTTAGATAAAGAAGATATAAATAAGGTAGCATTGTATAATAACTTTGATACTGATGTAACATTTAGACTGTATAATATATTCAAGGATTGGATAGTGATAGATGGTTATGAAGATTTGTTCTTTAAAACTATTATGCCTGTTAATAGAATGCTTATAGATATAGAATCAACAGGAATAACTATAGATATAAATAGATTAAAGAATTTAAGTTTAAATAAAAATCTTGAATGTGTTAGAATAAAAAGAAAACTTAATGATATATCACCTATAAATTGGAACTCAACAAAACAAGTTGGTGAAGTATTATATAAAGATTTGAAATTAAAATGTCCATCTAAAACACCTACTGGTGCTCCTTGTACAAACGAGGCAGCATTAAAAATACTAGAAAATAAACATGAAGCACCTAAATTATTATTAGAACTGAGACATTTGGTTAAAGGTTTAGGAACATATCTTACAGGTGTGATTAATAAGAAGGAGTATTCTAAAGTTGAGTTAATTAAAACTGAGTTACAACTTTTAGAATACTCTGAAAACTTGAGTTCATATACACCGGATTATAATACAGATCTATTTAAGTTATTACAATATGATGGTAAAATTCATAATTCTAATAATATTAATGGAACAGTTAGTGGTAGATTAACATCACCTCTACATACAATACCAAGAGAAGGTGGTTATAGAGAACTGTTTACTACAGAACAAGGATTTATGTTTGTTGGTATGGATTATAAACAGTTTGAATTAAGGATCGCTGCGTACTTAGCAAAGGAAAATAAATTAATAGAGATTCTAGATTCACCAGATGTAAAGCAACAACTCACAAAGATGATAATTAACTTAGATTATACAGAAGATATATGGACACAGATTAAAGGTGTTATTTATGGTGTATTATATGGTAGAGGATCTGAAAGTATTGCGATAGAATTTGACATGGAAGCAGAGTTTGCAGAAGAGTTAAAGAAAGGATTCTTTAGGAATTTTAAAAATGTAAAGAAAATGTTAAATGGGTTTAGAGATGATGCATTATTTAATGGTGAAATAGTTGATATTGTAGGTAGGAAAAGAAGGTTCATAACTAAACAGTATAATATATTTGATATGGACGGTGATATATTTAGACAATCTGTTAATTTTCCTATTCAAGCTGGTAGTTCTGCAATATTTTGGCCAAAGGTATTAGATTGTCATAACTATCTTAAATATAAAAAGAGTAAAGTAATACATACTAAACATGATGCTGTGTATTTTAAAATACATCAAAGTGAAGAAGATTTAATAGAGAAATGTAAGAGTATATTAGAGAAAAATACATTAATAGGTGATGTATTAGTTGATGTAAAGGTTGGGAGAAACTGGGGTGAATGTTAATAAATGTCATTTCTGTGGAGAAGAGTTAGATCTTAATAATGCTATTACTTATTCATGTTGGGGTTATACTAATTTAAACTACGTAAGATGTAAGTTATTTGTTTGTTCTAAACATTGGAGAATGTTGTATGAAATATCATACTCACTAAATGTTGAATCATTTATTCCAGAACGTCAAAGAGAATATTTAGGTGTAAAAAGATTAGAGGAGGAATTAAATATAAAAGATAGAGTTTAGAATTTATTGTAAAAAGACCCTGCAACAGTTTAAATATTGTTGTGGGGTTTTTTTATGCCTACTACTAATTGTCAAGTGAATTTCTGTTGTTCAAATATATGTTTGACTTTTTACAGAAAATGTGTATAATATAGAAAACGATTAATTTTATTGGGGGTGTTAATGCTTAAAAAAGATTTTAATGATAGTGTTAGAAATTTGTATAACATTAATCCTGATAACCTAGAAGATGAATACATCAATGTAGTTAAAGCTTTTTATCTTTATTCACGCCTAACAACAGAAGCATACTCAGATCAATTAATAGCAAAAGACAAAGTTAAAAAAGTCTCTGCAAAGATATTTCTAAAATCAAAGATGTGTGGTGACACTGATAAGAAAGCTGAGAATGTAGTAAGTGCTGATGAAGGTGTAGTTCAAGAAGCTAAGAAAGATTATTTTGAGAAAGTTAGAATATGGGAGGGATATAAAAACAATAAAGAAAGTGCTGTAATGAAGCATGATGTATTGAAGTCTATTGGTTTTAATCGTAAAACCGATTCTAATATTGATAAAGATTAAGGAGGAAGCAATGGAATTATTTGATGAAAATAAAGATTATTACACAAAGAGTGATTCTTTTAAAAGAAAGAATTATAGGGAGTATTTATTGACTTTAGATCAAGATGCACTAACAAAAGAGTTGTCTGAAAAGATTGTTGGTTCTAAACTAAAGATAGGTAATTGGGAAATGAGACAGTTAGCAGATCATCTAGTTGATATTAAATATGGTAAAGAAGATGATTGACTAATAAGTACTAGAAGATTTAGTGGTTATCGTTATATTAATTTATAATTCATAAGGAGGTATTTTGGCTAAAAGAACAATATATAAGGTAAATTCAAGTAGAGCAAAAGAAACAAAGCAAAGGTTGCAGGAGGAAGCACAAAGGAATCTATTACCCATGTGGAAGATACCAGAAGGTAATAGTAAGATTAGAATACTTCCACCTTGGAGTGAAGCTGGTGATATAGCTTTTGAGTGTAGGTCACATTGGAATATACCACCTAATGATAGAATGGTTAATTGTCTTACTGTTATTAATAAAGAATGTCCTTTGTGTGAGCTTACTAAAGAGTTGAGAGGTCGTGGTAAAGATGCTTTAGCTAGTAAGTTTAGTGCTAAGAAGAGTATTTATTACAATATTATTGTAAGAGGTGAAGAAGAAAAAGGTGTGCAGATAATGCGTTCTGGTATTCAACTTTATGAAAACATTCTTAGTTATTTGTACGATGAAGATTACGGTGATATTACAGATGTTGATGAAGGTAGAGATGTAACTATTGAAAGAACTGGTCAGAAACTAGATACAAGTTATGTTGTAAAGGTATCACCTAATAATTCTACACTGTCTGATGATCCTAAACAGTCTGATGCTTGGATAGATGGTATGTTTGAACTAGATGGTATTATGGATTTCAAAGATGCTTTTGAATTGAAAGATGTCGTTAATAATATTACAGGTGAAAAAACTAATGAAGTTCCTAATGAAGTTCCTACACTAATTGATACATCTGCTAAAGAGGTAGATAATGTTGAAGAAAATAAAGAAGTTGATGTTAGTGCCGAAGATAGAAAAGCAAAATTGTTAAAAGAATTAGAATCACTTGTTTAAGGGGTTACAATGAACCAAGATAAAATATATGAAGATTTATTAGATACATTTGGAAAATCTGGTTCTATGTTAAAAGAGAAACCACTACCAGAACATAAATTAGGATTTCTTAGTACTGGTAGTGGTGCTCTTGACTATTCTTTAGGTGGTGGAATTCCTTATGGTAGATTAACAGAGATATTCGGGTGGCAAAGTACCGGAAAAGCACTACCAAATGATACACCAGTTATGACACCTGACGGATGGTCAAAAATATCAGATTTAAAGATAGGTGATTATGTATTTTCAAAAGATGGTAGTAAAACTAAGGTGACAGGTGTATTTAATAGAGGTAAAAGAAAGTGCTATAATTTTATATTTGATGATGGTTCTGAAATTGAATCATGTGAAGATCATTTGTGGTATGTAAAAGGTAGAAGAGAAAGATTAAAAGAGAAGTTAGGTACAGGTAAAGTTTCTAAAAAATATGGAACTTATAAAGTTATGTCTACTAATGATATAATTGATTATGGTGGTTTAATACCAAAAGAGAAATATCGTGTAGAAATACCACTAGTAGAACCTATTAAATTTAATAAACAAAAAGTTAGTATTGATCCTTATTTATTGGGATTGTTAATAGGTGGTGGTCATTTAGCTGATTACAAAAAGAAAGATAGTACAGGTAATCAGTGCGTTGTAAAACTAACAACTGCTGACGTAGAAATACCTAAGTTTCTTGGTAGTATATGTAGAAAGGATGCTTGTGGTAAGTACTCATATACTATTTCAGGTATGTGTGATAAACTTAGAAATGTTGGTTTGCTAGGTAAGAAATCATATGAAAAATTTGTTCCTAGAGAATACTTATTTAATAATATTAATGTTAGGTTAGAAATTCTTAGAGGATTAATGGATTCTGATGGTCATTGTTCTGTTAGTGGTTTTATGGAATATAGTACAACATCAAAGCAATTGTCAGAAAATGTAAAATTTATTGTTTTGTCTCTTGGTGGTAAGTGTAAAGTAACAAGTAGATACACTTTCTATACGCATAAAGGAGTTAAGAAACGTGGTAGATTAAGTTATCGTGTTATAATTAATTTCAATAATCTAGTACCATTCAGGTTAAAAAGAAAAGTTGACAGATATAAATTTTATAAAAGAGGTTCTAATGGTAGAAGGTTACAAAAAATTGTATCTATTAAGAACAAGAAAGAAGTAACTTGTATATCAGTAGCACATAAAAGTAAACTTTTTGTTACTAAAGATTTTATAGTAACACATAATAGTATATTTGCTGCAAATTTATTAGCATCTTGTCAGAAGAATGGTGGCGTTGGTATAATGCTAGATACTGAGAATTCTATGTTATCTGGTTGGTCTAAGAAATTAGGTATAGATGATTCTAAATTGTTAATACTTGATTCTGATTATCTTGAAGATGCTTTTGATAAAATAGAATTAGCTTGTGAATTTGCTAAAAGGAATAAAGTACCTGCTTGTTTAGTTGTAGACTCATTATCAGTATTAGGATGTAAGAAACAATTTGAAGCTGGAAAAACAGAAGATACAAAAGCATTAGCGTCAGAAGCAAGGATTGTCTCTACTGCATTAAGAAAAATTAATAAGTTAATATGGAATAGTAAAGTAGCATTGATATTAGTATCTCAAGTAAGAGAAAAAATAGGTATTGTATTTGGTAATCCTGAAACAACACCACATGGTAATGCTGTAAAGTTTTATTCTTCTGTTAGATTAAAGACAGCTAATACAGGCTTTATACATCCAGAAAATAAGAAATCTGAAGATCCTATTGGTATGAGTTGTAGAGTATCAATAGTAAAGAATAAGATGGATAGACCACGTAGTCCTGTAGAAGTAGAAATATCTTATTCACATGGTATTGATAAAGTTATGGATACTATAACTTTAGGTATTAAACTTGATAGTATAGTGTTTCATAAGGGTGGTTTTTTCGAGTACAAAGGTCAAAAGTTAAGAATTAAACAGTTTAAAGAATATTTTAACAAAGAGTTAGAAGACGGTTCTATGTTAAAAGATATAACAAAACCTAAAGTTGTAGAAGAAGAAAAGAAGTAGATTAGTATTTTTCATGGTTGTGCTTGTTAGATAATCGGGTCTAACAATTCCTCCTTACCCTGCAATGGTAAATAAAATTATCATTGTGGGGTTTTTTTATGCACTTTTCTAATTCTAAAAGATGTAATTAGATAATGTATATTGACAACATATTGAAAATATAGTATTATTAATAAAATAAATAAAAATGGAGGTTATATTATCGCTAGGCCTAAAGATACTGAAAGAAGAAAAGAAGCATTTAAATTATATAGAGGTAGGAATACTTTATCTAGTATAGCTGAAGAACTTGGTGTTACACAACCAACTCTTTCTAAATGGAAAGTTGAAGATGGTTGGGATGATAAAATAGAAAAGCTACAAGGTATGCTTAAAGCTAGATTAAGTATAAAAGAACAATCAAACAATACAATAATATTAGAAGAAGATGAAAAACAATTAGGTATATTAACTAGTCTAGAAGATATGATTCTAGAGAAGATATGTTCTGAAGAAATAGAACCTACATCTTGGAGTGATGTTGTTAGTACTATTAGATTAGTTAATGAACAAAGGAGATTGATACTTGGTAAACCTACAGTTAAAACAGAAACAACAATAAGTGTAGATTTAAAGGGGTTGGATGATGGAGAACTTGACACAAAACTCAAGGAAACTCAAAGAGCACTTACTCTCATTGAACTTGGAGAAGATAAGACAACGAGCTAGGAGAGATCCTTTTGCTTTTTCTCAGTATATGGCAACTGATTTTGAATGTCCTCTGTCTAATATGCATCAAGAGTGGCATAGTCATATAACTGATAACATATATACTGTTATTACTTCTCCTAAAGATCATCGTAAAACAACTACAATAAGTGTAGAGAGATGTTTATGGGAGTTAGGAAACAATCCAGATATACGAATTAAGATTATAAGTCATTCTGATGACTTATCTTGCAAGATATTACAGGAAATAAAAGGTCATATATCAAAAGAGGGTGGTAAGTTTCATGATATATTTCCAGACATAACAGATGAAGGCGCACCTCTTTGGTCTGCATCTAAAGTTAGATTAGCTGGTACTCATGTTAGAAAGGATTCATCTATAGAAGCTTGTGGAGTATTAGCTTCTGCTACTGGAGGTAAAGCTGATTTAGTTTTATTTGATGATGTTGTTTCTTTTAAGAATGCTATTCTTAACCCTAGTATGAGACAACAAGTTATAGATGCATTCTTTGGTAACTGGATGGATATTAAATCTGGTCCAAAAGCTAGAATTATATATGTTGCAACACCTTGGCACAAAGATGATTTAACTGCAAAGTTATTAAAGACACCAAAGTTTCAATCTTATAAGTATTTTATAGATGAGGACTTTACACCAGTTTGGGAAGAACGGTGGCCTAAGGAAGCACTTATAGAAGAATTTAAATTTAGAGGTGCAATATACTTTAATCCAGCCTTTCGTGGATTAATGATGTCTGATTTTGATAAAGTATTTAATAAGGATAATATTAAAGCTTGTTGTGTTTCAAGACAAGATATGCCTTATATAGATAATCTAGAAAAATTTATAGGTGTTGATTTAGCAATAGGTCAAGGTAAATCCTCTAAGTATACTGTACTATTTGGTTTAGCTTTTGATGAAGAGAAGAAAATTAGATATCCTATTGAAATACGTAGAGGTAAGTTTTCTTCACCTGATACTGCAAGAGAATTAATAGATATGTATAATGAGGTAGCACCTGTAGCTGCTGTAGTTGAGAATAACTTTTATCAACAAGCTATAATAGATTGGTTAGATGATCTACAAGGTGTAGAAATGAACATAGAACCTTTTACTACAGGATCTCAACAGAAGAAAAGTTTAGATTTTGGTGTTCCTGCTATGGCAACTGATTTTCAAAATGGTAGGTGGGTTATACCAATGGAAGAAGATGAGTATGATTGGGAATTAGAAAAAGGATGTGGTTGTAATATTTGTCATTGGATAACAGAACTTCTACAATATCCTTATGGAACATATAGTGATGCTGTAATGGCTTGTTATTTAGCTGTTCAAGGAAGTAAAAAATATTCTAATGAAGGAGTTGGTAAAGGTGGATTTGCTAGTTGGCAGATGGGATAATATATGAGTGAAAAAAATGGTAATGGGTTTCGTGTTTTAGATCATGATGGTTCAGAGATATCAATGGACTTTTCAAAAGCATTAAATCTAGTTGGAACTTATTCTGCAAAAGTTGTTGGTGATAAAACTATTCAATTAAGTTCCGATTTAAAAGATGGTGACGGATTCAGTATTAATCGTGGTTGGAGAGATGACCACAATACAAATTCTCAGGCTTGGTCGTATTCTTCTCAGAATATGGAGAGAGATTCTCTTTTATCTTTTGATACATTAAGAGAGATTTATAGAAGAAGTTCTCATGTTAGACCAGCAATAGATTCAATAGTTAAAGAAGTAGCACATTTACCTATAAGGGTAGATGGTAAAAAGAGTAGTGTTAAAGCTGTAGAAGAATTTATAAATAGACCTAATATATCAAAAGAGACATGGCCTAGTATTATACAGAAATTTCTTACTGATTTGTTAGTATTAGATCAAGCTGTTATTGAAAAAGTAAGAAGTATAAATGGTAATATTGTAGAAATATATGCTCGTGATGCTACACAGTTTAGACCAGTTCTTGACTCTTCACGTTCATACATAACATATTTTAAACAGATACTAACTGACAGAGCAGGTAAGGAAAGATTAGTAATACCTCATAGTGTTGATGATATTATATGGACAATACAATTTCCAAGAACTTATTCATCTTATGGTACACCTATAATAGAAACAATTACAAATGAAGTATCTGCTTTAATGTATTCATCTCAGTCTATAGCTAAACATTTTATAGATGATGAAATACCACCTGGAGTTTTATATCTAGAGCAGATTGGTAAAAAGGCTTATGAAAGAGCTAAAGCACAGTTTGAAGCAAGTAGGGGTGAGGGTGGAAAAAGACAATTAAAAGTATTAGACAATGTTGGTAATGCTGGATGGATAGATTTCACAAGGCCTTTTAGGGAAATGCAGTTAGCAGAATTAACACTTATTATTCAGGAAACAGTTAATAGAAATTTTGGAGTATCTTCTGTAGATTTAGGTAATGCTGATGGACTAACAAGATCAACAACTGATGCATTATCAAAGAATACAAAATCAAAATTATTTAGACCTTTAGTTAATCTTATAACATTAAAATTAAACAATGAACTAATAAGAGAAATTGCACCAGATGCTTCTTTAAGATTTGTGATAGATCCTGTTGTTGATGCTAGTACTGGTAAGGAATTAAGTGATGCTGGAATTATAACAAAGAATGAAGCAAGAAAAGTTCTTAACTTTGATCCAGTACCAGGTGGGGATAGGTTAGCCGTGAGAATTGGTAATCAATATCTTGTATTAGATGACATGGGTATGCCTAATGGCATGTCAGATACAAATACATCAGATGCCAGTTCTACAGTTGATAAAGATAAGAACTCAGTAGATGAACAAACTATTGAAGATGCAGAAACTAAGAAGAAAAAGAAAGTTGTATAGAAGTAATAAAAATTAAGGGCTAGAGTAGATCGCTCGAAAGCTACATTCCTAGTAGTCGCCCTTATACATTTTCATAGGAAATTATTCAAGGAGAATAATATGAACAAAGAAGATAGAGTAAAAGAATTAATTGCTTGTTGTCGTATGAAAGATGGTAGAAGATTTTGTAGTTTTTCAATAATACATGATGGAGTAAAGTATTATGCTTCTGTTATGTTAGCTAAATCTATTTGGAATCTTTATAATCCAGATAATAAAGTAGTTTACGGTGATGGTTGCGTTATACATCATATAGATGGTAATAAATTAAATGATAATATTAGTAATTTAATAAAATTAACTAGAAAAGAACATGGAATTTGGCATAGTACTGGTAAAAGAAATGCTATGTATGGTAAAGAAATAACAAATGAGCATAGGAAGAATTTATCTTTATCACGTACAGGAGAAAAGAACCATATGTATGGAAAATTTGGTAAAGATGCTCCTAACTATGGATTAAAAAGATCTAAAGAAACAAAAAATAAAATATCTAAAGCTGTGAGTGGTGAAAGCAATTATAATTATGGTAGAAAATGGTCAAATGAAAGAAAAGATAGACATTCTATTATGCTAAAAGAATCGTGGAAAAAAAGAAAATTACAAATTGTTAAAAATTGATTCTTATTATTTAAAACAGAAACAATCCTTACCATTACAAGCTAAGATTATGTTTTCTGAAAGACGTATTGAAGAATTTTATAGGCATTATAATGGAAAAGTATATGTATCATTTTCAGGTGGTAAAGATTCTACTGTTCTTTTAGATATAATTAGAAAGAAATATCCTAATACTAAAGCTATGTTTTTAAATACTGGCTTAGAGTATCCAGAGATTATTAAATTTGTAAAAAGTGTAGATAATGTAGTTTGGGTAAAACCTAAAATGAATTTTAAAGAAGTATTAAATCATTATGGTTATCCTATTGTATCTAAAGAAGTTAGTCAAAAATTATTTGAAGTTATAAATACAAAATCTGATAAGTTAAGAAACAAAAGATTATATGGTGATAAAAATAAGTCAGGTAAAATACCAGAAAAATGGAAGTATTTAATAAATTCTAATTTTAAAATAAGTTATAAGTGTTGTGATGCATTAAAAAAATGGCCTTCACGTAAGTTTGAAAAAGAGTATGGATTATTACCGTTTATAGGAACTATGGTTTATGATAGTGCTTTAAGAAAACAGAAGTATTTAAGAAAAGGTTGTAATATTTTTGATGGTAAAAAGAAAGAATCATTACCTTTATCTATTTGGTTAGAAAAAGATATTTGGGAATACATTAAATTAAATAATTTAAAATATTCTAGTATATATGATATAGGTTATAAAAATACAGGTTGTATGTTTTGTATGTTTGGTGTTCATTTAGAGAAACCAAATAAATTCCAGATTATGAAAAAAACTCATAATAAGTTATATAAATATTGTATAAGTAATTTAGGTATTGGTAAAGTTTTAGATAAAATAGGAGTTAAATATGGGTGATGTTTATAGGGGTTCTGGTTTAAGTAGTTTATTAAATTCTAAAATAGATTCCAAAGTATCTGATACTAAGTCAAAAGGCGATATAAAAGATTCTATGGGTAAAGCTGCTGGTATATCATCTGCTACTGTTAATAATATACTGAGTGGAAATATTAATTGTCCACCTATAGAACGTCTTAGCGGTTTTGCTAAAGTATTAAATGTAAGTTTAAAAAGTTTAAAGGATGCTGCTAAACGTGATGGTTGTAAGTATTCTGATGAAAGATCTATTTGTGAATTTACTAATCCAATTGATAAATTAGATTTTATTTTAGGTATTGAGAGGTAATTTATGGGATATAAGTTTTTAAAAGAACAGTATGAAAAACTAAATAGGGATGCATCTGTATACGAAGAAGTTGATGAGGAGATGCCTGACACATTTGATCTAAGTGCTAGTGTTACTGTTGCTGATTTAGATGATGCTGAGTTACTTTTTAGAGAATCTATAATTAAAGCATTTTATGAAATTACTGTAAGAACTGGTAAACATGTTTATGGTTACAGTAAAGAAGATTTAGAGAAAATGCAAAATGAAATTATAGAGGAGTTTGAACAAAGAGGTAGAAGATATGATGTTCCTCTAGATAGAAGTGGTAATGGATGTGACATAAAGAGGGGTAAGGATGGAGCACCTGAT